ATATTCGCTTCCTTCAAGCGAGCAAACAACTCATCCTTGTTGCCGCCCACTTTGAGACCAGCCTCCTTGGCAAGTGTCTTCATTTCCGAAATAGTAGCGGCTTTTGATGTTATTACCTCGGTCTTATATTGTTGCTTATCCGCCTGTAGAATACCAATACGAATCCCAGGGATCAGGGACTCAATCTCGCCCTTCCACTGGTTCATCAAGAACTCCTTATCCACAATAATGAGGAATCGCTTTCCGAGTTTGTAGGCGATGGCCAGCGCCATGAAGGTCTTGCCACGGCCGCAGGGGACACAGATAAGACCGTTCTTGGCCTGGCCGCAGAACTTGCTGATAATCTCCTCTTGGTACGGATAGGGTGTTCCTTTAAAGGTTAAAGCGGTGGGCAAAGTGATTCCAGGACTCATGTGATCCTCCCCGGCCGGACCAAAGTGTTCTTCGGCCCAGGCACGAGGCAGATAATAACGACTCCTGGATTCCAAGAAGATGGGGAAGGACTTATCCACCTTGTTGAACTTGGCCATGACCTTCGGACTGACAGTCAATTCGCCCTTAATCAGAAGCACCTCTTCTGGTTTTAGCGAGGCCTTTTCTATGGCATAGCCTTTGGCGGTGAGAAGTTTGGCCATTGACTGTTATTCTGTTATTTTGATATGTTCATTAGAATAATCAACATATCAAAATCAAATTTTATGCTACCTTTAGCAGAGTGATGACGTCAAACAGGGATTATTTAATAGCCGGTGGAATTGCCGCCATAGGATTTGCTAGTCCGGTCATACCTGCCGTGGTGTTATTGCTTTTAGATAATATTGTTATCCGTGTTCTGGTCGTTGCGGCGCTCCTCTATTCCATTACACAGGGGCCCTTGATTGGCCTAGCGACCCTGGTTACCATTGGCCTGCTCTTTATTGAACGCAATCGGCACAAGGTATTGAATGCGAAATTCAAGTTTGAGCGTATTATGGAAGCATCCGATAGTCCTCAAATGACCGTGGAACAGGAGGGCGTTCCTCAGAACACGGTCAAAGTCCGAGAATTTGATGAGGCGGATGGACGAGAAGCCATCTTTCTGCCAGGCAAGAACACAGGGAATGATGAGTTCAATCGTGTTCCGTGGTCGGAAGAGTTGAATGACAAGCGGGCCTTAAAGACGGTGCCGATTGGGAACAAGTCAGCATATCTGTTTAAGGATTTCTTAGCCTAAAGTTTTATTTGCATGTTCGGATGTTTTGTTACATATAGTTTCATCTGATTCATCAGCTCCGCTGCAGTGGTCGATTTATCAAAATGAATGGCCTTCTGCGCCTCGCAACTAGAGGAATAAAGTCCCTGTTTTATCATCGTTATGATACCCTGTCGTCCTGCCTCAGTACTAAAGCTAGGAGTGGAACCGAGAGGTATCCGTTGCATTTTATAGATTAATTCGTCCTTTGATATACATGTTTGTGGCACAGTAGCAATTGGGGATGTATACGTTGTTAATCCCATTAATGCACTTCCACTCTCTAATACCATCGCGAAATCCACCAATTTGGAACCAAAGAGGTTTGACATCTGTTTCTTTCCATTCTCCTTTCGCTTCTGTATGGTACAACTGTCCATCCTGATATCATTTTCTGTAAAGCCGGTTATTAGTCCCTTATCATTTAATGGCTTATTCGAATACACCTTACAGGTCTTGGAAGAAGCCGATATCGGTGCTGTTCGTTCATTATTCAAGGCGCCATCCGTACATCCTGTGACCGCCATTCCATCCGTGTAATAATTTGGAAGAGAGGGAGGACAGATGCTAGCCATTTTCTGATTGGCGGCATCCAACATCGCCTTACAGGACGGCATGTCCTTCCTGGGGGCTAAGGCGCACAAGGGCTTGGTACAGTCCCCTTCCGGACTGAGCGAACCCTCACAACAGAGGGTGTCTCCGTTTTTGGCCAGATAGGCCTTGGACTGGAGCGGACAGGTGCTGAGTTCAGTGTTCGGTCCAAGGTCAAAGCCTTCTTGGTCCACCCTTTGATAGGCCAGAATACCACAGATTATGGCTATAAATATAATGAGTATGACGAGAATGATCATAGGAACCCTAATAGGAATCAGGATTTTATCCTTTCTTAGCATTTACTACTGCCGCATTCATTTTACTAGCAACATCACTCGTAGATACGCTCGGCGGTAGTCCACGATTGCTTATTTGATTTGTGATTAAGAGAGCAAATCCAGCAAGTATGACAAGTCCAATAAATACGATAAAAGGTACAACATACATGACAGTAGAGGACCAATCAATAAAATTCTGGCTCTTATCGTTTTTTTGCGGATTCATCGCATCCGCCAAAGGGACTACCACCTCATTTCCCGAACCATCCTTTGTTATATTATTGAGTTCACTAAAGGGATAACATTTGTAGTCGGAGACCTTTTTATACGGACATACATCACCCTCACTTGTCTTGAGGGGTGGCTGTGTCATGTATTGAACTCGCTTCGTGAAGATATCCTCCGTAGGGCTCACCTGGAGTGTCGGAATGGCTCCATTCCTATCCCACTGATTTGCGGCGAGATAGGTGCTATAGTTTCCACGCTGAAAGGGGAGGAACTCAAACGGCATAATTCCGTAGTTGGCCTGATTCGGATTCTGCGTTGCGATTAAATTGCGGAAGGTCTGAATGCTGGTTGGAAGAAGCGTGGTGCCACGAGGGAAATAGTGGACCCCTGTATTAAATACAAGGGTCTGGGTTGTGTTCTCGTTATTCCGTACTTGGAAGCAGCACTTGTAACTATAGGAGGTCGCCGTCTTGTCCCCGTCATTTTCATAGAAGAGACTTTGGGCAGACACCGCTTTTCCAGCCCCGTCTATGAATTGCTGAAGAAAGGCATTGTGGTCAGGAAGGCCCCCCTCATAGATTGGAAGAATGGCCAGAATCACACTTGGATAGGTGGTCGCAACGGTCGTATTGGTATAGGTCAGGGCTATCTCCGCGATCAGACTCTTATTCGGATCGGTGTATTTGGTATGGGTCGGCTGACAGATTTGAATGTTGATGAGTTGATAGCGGTTGCCTCGGTATAGCAAGGTATCGGACTGCGTATCGGTAATCATGTTTTTATTGAAGGTGGGGACCACCGTGGAGGGGCCGAAACTGATGGTGAATGGGTAGGCATTGACGGCGAGGCTGTCTCGTTCCGAAATGGTCGGAACTCTGGCCAATTTCAAGAAGGTTCTTATGGCATCTATAGGGCAGGTCATTCCCTCACTAATATCAGCAATTGTATAAAAGGTGGAAGAGTTTCTCATCTCCGGATAGGAATGGTATTTAAGTTGCGTGTAGAGGGCTTTGGGAAAATAGAGTATTATGATGTGGAACCCAGTATAACGGTTCTGGAAGTCAAAGAACTGTTCTGTGATTCCATCAAACAGTCCCTCGTCAATGTGGTTCCCTTTGTCAATTGCCGGCTCCTCTTTGAGTCTCATACCTTGGCAGAGGCCCATGTGAATCAAGAAACCCCTATCAAAATGTATGATACCGAAATGGCGAAATTGATTCTGAATACCGCCGTTCATTCTGAGAATTCCAGAATGAAGATGGAGAAGAAGGGTTCTGCGATAAGTTCTGTACAGCCGATAGGACGCCTTCGTCCGTGGTCGGATGAGGATGGAAAACAAAAAAAAGGTGGACTGGGACTATTTTAAAGGGCTCAGAACAGATGATGGACCCTATCAAAAAAAGTGTCCAAGACTACTCTATCATGATCTTTGTTAAGAGCCTGGACCGAAAAACTTATACCATGTACACGGATGAACAGGAACTGGTCGGCGACTTCATGAAACGCCATCTGGACCAGGCCAAGATTCCTTTAAGTGCTCTGGAGGATTTACGAGTTATCGTAAACGGCAAACGGCTGTTTCAAGAACAACGGATGGGCACCTATGGCCTGAAACGTGAAGACACGGTGAGTTTCATTAAGGCGGAGATGGGAGGTGCCCCGAAGCCCTATTCTGAGAAGCCGAAAGAACCTAGGCTAGGATTGTTCTAAATTACTATACCACTTTATTAGGATGCCATTTATGTCGGGCATAGAATCCAAGGTCGCATTTGGTCGTGGTACAAGAAGTGTCATTCCACTTGCAGGGAGTCTCTTCTTTGATGGTGGTGCGAATACCTATCTTAAAATAGCACCAGGAGCAACAATCGGTGCTGGGGCATATACCATAGAATGCTGGTTTTATAATAGTGCTGACTGGACTGCGAATCGTGGATTGTTAGGTGGAGGTCCCAATGGTGTAACAGGGTGTATGAGTTTATTTTTTACGAATAGTACATCCATAACAACTGATAAATATGACGGAGGTGGACAACGTACCTATACGATGGCCAGTCCGATTAGTTTAAATGCTTGGCACTATTTTACATTAGTTCGTAACGCAAGTCTGATTGAAACCGTGTTTATTGATGGTGTAAAAGCAACAGGTGCTGCTGGTGGAACAAGTGTATCTGGGGGACAGCAGGTAAATTCATTAGATTACATTGGTTCCACACAGGACATCTGTAAGTATTACGGAGGACAATGGACAGGATATATAACCAATATGCGAATAGTTGTTGGAACGGCAGTATATGATCCTACTGCCTCCACAATGAGTGTTCCTAATACTGCCCCTTTAGCAGTCGTAAATCCTCCAAATACAAAATATTTAATGTTAGGTGCGGTTGTAACAACGGATAGTTCCTCCACACAAACTGTTACAAATAATTTATCATTGGTCACACAAACATCCTCTATTAAACCATTTTAACCGCTCATATATCATGCTTCTTATTCAAAGGAACCCATAGCTGGCCTGTTCTAAGCCACGTATCTCTCGTATAGTCTGTTAAGCGGAGTCCTGTCACGTCCTTTTTCTTCTTATAGGTGTTGTTGGAATGAACCGTGTGTAGAATCGTTCTCATGGTGTCCAATTGAATCATGGGTTCTGTGAAGTTGTTCGTGAAGACCTTCTCTATCGCACAGACCTCCTCGTCATCATAGGCATGGTCTCGCAAATAGGAGGCACGATAGGCCATGGTACAGTGAATCGCATGTTTCTCATGATAGGGACCGGCCACATAGATGGCCTCTTCCTCCTGAAAGTACATATAGACCTTGGAACACCCTGCCAAATTATACGTGGGATTTTGGTGAAAGGCTTCCACGACGGTTGAGACTCTCGTAGGAGGATAGTAGTCATCGTCGTCCATGACCACGATAATGGACCCGCGACAAAGAGAGGCAATCAGATTGAGTTTCTTGCCCATCACATGTTTCGTATTGGAGCGAATATACCGAATATTAAGGGGGGGACATCTACTCTCTAACGGACTTTGCCCGTCAGAGAGTAGCCTCCCCCTCAACCCCCTGTTCTCATTCTCTTTCAAGAAAGCATAAATGAGTTCCTGAGTGTGTTCCTGTTCCTCTTCTGGACTGTCATCTAAAATGAGCCATTCCATCTCAGAGTGGCTATATGTTTGTTCCTGATAACATTTGAGAAGCGCAGGAAGGAAGGAAGAACGATTACAGGTGACCGTGATAACACTGACAATCATTGTGTTGATTGTTTGTTGCTTGATATGTCCATATGGGATATGGTCATATCAAATTTTAGAACAACCTAAGACAATCCTTTGAATCCTTCTATAAGCTCTATGGGGGATACAAGTGATAATGCGATTGTTGTTCCTGTAGAAGACGTAAGTGGAATTGTTCTTAAGGAGAGAACACACTATACCTACAGAGAAATTGACGATGACTTCGGTAACACCTATAATACAAATGAGTTCAACAATTCCACGATTTGTGATCTAATTGCCCTGTATGTCCGAGGCCAGAAGGTGCTCTATACAGAGGCCAAAACGCATTGTGAACAGAAACTCACCTTCTTGATGCTCCCTGCCATTGCGATTACAGTGGCCTGTAGTGTGATGAGTGTGGTTCTGAAGGAATATGAATATGGCACGACGATTACGAGTAGTTTGAATGGTATCAATGCCTTTATCTTAGCGCTCATCAATTACTTGAAGTTGGACACAAGGGCCGAAGCGCACAGAACGAGCGCCTACAAGTTTGACAAGTTGGAAACGGATTTAGAATTCAATTCTGGGAAGTTGATGTTCCTGACAGATTTTTCCGCACAGCTTCCCAAGATTGTGGAGAAGGCAGAAGCGCAAGTGCGGGAAATCAAGGAGACAAATCAATTTGTTCTGCCCGAATCCATTCGGCGCACCTATCCGATTTTATATGGCACCAACCTGTTCGCGGAAGTGAAATTGTTGATTGTGGAGGAAATGAAATATATGAATCAGTTAAAGGATACTTTGAATAAGAAACTGGAATTGGAAAAGGCAAATACAAAGGCAAGTTCAGAGGCATTAACAACTGTAAAAGACACGATTAATAATATTGTAGAACAATTAATCATGTATAAAAAAACCTATATACGATTGGACAAAGAATTTGCTAGTGAATTGAAGCAGAATCAGACACGAAGTTGCTGCGTCTATATTAATCCGATGGGGTGGTTCAAAGTGTAAGGTTATTATTATTTTCTCGTGGTATCGCGTCAATTGCCTTTTCATCATTTTTCAATGCCTGTAGATTCTTTATAACTATATGTATAAATGCTATTGTATCTTTATCCTGTTTATTTATAGAAGCATCATCCATTATAATAGCAATTAAACTATCTATATTCATTGATTTTAAACTATATTGTACTGGATTAGCTGATTTTTTAATAATCTCTGGGATAATTGCTAATAATATCTCTTCAATTGTTATTGAAAGAGAATAATAATCATCTGTTTTATTATATGTAAATATTCTACGGGGATTTTTTTTATAACCTGTATTTTTATACGGTTTGGAATACCTCGGTGAACCACGAAATGTTGATTGTATTGAATAATACCTCTCAGTTTCACCAGGTTTATTAGGTGTATCATTTACAACACTTGCTATTCCAAAATCAAAATATTTGATTTTTCTAGTATCTGGAAATACAAACGTATTCGCAGGTTTAATATCCAAATGAAGAATCTTTCTTTCATGGATACTATCTAGACCTTTTAATAATTCTATTATAATATCTTTTACGTTTGAGATATTTACTCTTGGTGGCGTATTTGTAATAGCCTCTTCTAATTCAATTTTTGGATTTATTATTTCTAATTTTACATATCCAGCATTATTATTAGAGTAGGACCCGAGTATCTGAACTACATATGGATTGTTATTAGAACCAGCTATTTTTGTTAATTCCATCTCTTCCTCAAAATTATAGGGTATTGTTACATATGAGACACCATTTTTTTTCCGAAGGGTTTCTGTAAATGGAATACGTTTTATTACACCATTTGTAAGTGTCCTCTCAACATGACCAAATGAACCACGTCCTAGACTATTTGGACGAATATTTGAAGATACTGCAAAATTAAACGCATGTTTGAGAGATTCTGGACTATACGAAATATTCTTAGACATACGTTGATTTGGCATTTTGGAAATAGGGGATTTCTTTCCAAATAATTTATTTCGTATTGATCCAAAAAACCCTCCTCCCTTCTTCTTTGATTTATTCCTAGTTCGTTTATGTCTATTCCTTGTTTTCATTCTATATAAG